GGGCGATTTCCAGCGCCATTTTGTCAAATTCTGCCCAACCCTGCGCCCAACCGGTACGAAGCGTTGAGAGCGACTGCTGGCCTTTCTCGCCGAGATATGCGAGAGCCGAAGCGGCGGTCACACCTGGAGGTGCGTTGCCGCCTTGCAGAAAGAACGTTCCGGCGATTCGCTCCATGGCGTCGTCGATGATCTTGATGTGCGTGATGAGAGGCATCACATTCGAGAGTTCAGCCGGAATCCGCTCTGGTTTCGCAAACTGCGTACCGCCAACGGAGACCGGATTGTATGGAAGCTGCTGTCCGGGCTCGCCGGTGAGGATGTCGACACCGGAACCTTTCGGGATCAGCCACATCGGATTGCCCATTCTCTGCGCGGTCAAGCGCAGATTAGCCTCGAGCATGTTCCGGAAGACTTGCAGCGTGATTAAATCGTCGATCGCGGTTTTTCCCCAGAGGCGACCGGGGACCAGATTCGCGCGCCAGTGAATCAACGGCAGGAATTTCTTGCCTTTCTTGACACCCGCGCCATATTCCGTCGGCAGCGGACCCGCCTCCACGATCGCATCCGCGCTGGGACCGAGACGAACGGCGTAGATGCCCTCCGGGTACTTCTCAGAAGGCAATTCGCGGTAAGCGTATGCGGTCACCTTGGGGTACTTAGTCGCGGTACTGCCGTTTGCGGTGAGACCGGCGCCGAAGGCAAAATCCGGGGTGAGATTAGCGAAAAGACCCATGTAATATTGCGCCGTATCGACCGAATTGCCGCTATCCGGCTGGATTTTATCTTTGAAATCCGACCACTTCTCTTTCGCGTATTCAAAATCGTACTTTTTCTGATGGACAAATTTGCACCATTTCCGAACGTCAGTTACGCGGTGGTCGCCGCGGATTTCGAAGGGCCCTGCAACTTCAAGCTGAATCGCGCCGATGGGATACTCGTGCGCAATATCCGTCGGTTGGCCGTTCTCGTCGACCAGCGGACTCAAATTTGGTGACCCGCATTTTGGGCACGCGGGCGGTTCCATTTCCGCGATTTCTTCGGGATCTACTTTCTCGCCACAGTCTGCGCATTGCTGGTAAGGAACCTGCGTTACGCCGTGCGCCTCATCCATGTCATAGTGCGGAATGCCGAAAGCGTTGCCGGTGAGAACGAGCCAGGTTGCGAGCGAGTGAGCCTGTTGGTCGCATTCCGCTTCGGCGTAGATAACTTCGCGAATTCGTTCGCCAACGTCGGCCGTGCCTATGTCTTTTTCGTCGTCGGTGGCAGGAACGTATGAAATTGGAACTCGACCGCCCTGCAACAGTTGCGTGATGAGGTCATTGGCCTTCTCGGCGATCTTGTTAGTCTGTGATCTCGGGAACCAGGCGGGAAGATTGCGGCGCTCCCAGCGACCGTTGCCAACTTTGCGTAACCACTGGGCACCCGCATAGAAGAATATATTGCGGGCCCAGTTTGATTCGAAAAATACGCGAGAAAAAGAGTCGGCGCGGAGGCACTTGTCAATGCGACTAGAAATTTCTTCGAGATCTTTGTATGGGTCTTTTTCCTTCTCGGGATCCTTAGTCTCCAGCGTCTCTTGAGGATTCAACGTATCGGTGGTTTCGCTCATTTAATTGTCTCCGCAAGTTCTGCTGGCAGCGGCTCGGCGCCATCTTCAAGCATGTCGTGCTCAGTCTCGCCGTAAATCTGCATCAATTGATCCAGATACTCGTCGCGTTTCAGCTTCATCTCGGCGTCCGCCGCCTTCTGCTCCTGCACAACGGTTGTGCTGGTGGCGGGGAGGCCATTCGCCTGGAAAAGGGAGTCAGCAATGCGGTCGGCACGTTCACGTTCGCCGTCAATGCGTTCTCGCTCGTGATCGATGAGCCGCTCGCATTTCGCGGCATATTCGGTCACGCTTTTCAATTGTTCGCGTAGTGAGGCCAATTGTTGCGCGTGAAGCTGTTCTTTCAGCTCCAGTTCGGGTTCTCGCACCAGACGCCATCCGAGCATGTGTATGTCCTGTGTTCTATTGTACCGTTAGTCTGAGTCGTTCCAATCGTACTTCGTGTCGGGCGGGGCGTTGAATTCGCGGGGGCCGAAGTCTTCTTCGATGTCCATTTCCTTCAGGGCGCTTTTGCCGCCTTTGCGCGCGGCCAACCGGCGCTCCCATGCGCGCCATTCGGCGGCGGTGCCGGGGTCTTTCTTCTCGATCTCGAAATATTTGTCTTCTTGGAAACCGGCGATCTTGGACGGCTCCGGGTGCTCCATAACTGCGTAGCGAAGGGCCTCCACGGCATCAAACCGGGCCGTGGAAGATTTGTACATCTTGTCAATTTTGTCCGGATCCCACTTAGCCGCATCAAGCTCTTTGCGGATAACGTTTGCGCCCTTAAACACGAACATTTGCGGGGAACCTTTGCCGCGAAACTTAAACACGCGATCCATCGGTTGAGTTTCTTCGTACCACGCGGGCAAATCGCGGTGCTTTTGAACGTGCAGATAGCCTTCAAGCCGCAGCAAGCCGGGCATTATGGCCTTTTGTGCAGGCGAGGCGTATATGCCATGTTCGCTGAGCTCAACGGTTGCAATTGGGTTTTCCGGATCCACGACGAAACGCGTACGACTCTGATCGTACGGCATGTTTCTTTTGATCCAATTGGCAACTTCTGAAACACGCGCCGTACGGTTGTGAAAACCGGGGGTGACAATCAAGTTTCCGCGTTCGTCCGTGTACACCGGGATTGCCGCCCACGGAGAATCACCACCGACGTCTATAGTGCCAAGACAATTCCAATGTTTCGGAATTTGGAAATCGTTAACGACGTGCACGGAGGCGTCATTGTAGTCCACAAGACCGCCGTGAAAGTCATTGAACAACCTGCCCTTGAAATCCGAAAACGACCCGTATAGAAATCGTTCAACCCAAGATTCGCCGTATGTTTCAAGGAGGCTGTCGAAAAAAGCATCTTCTACAAACCCGCCGTTGCTGACTCGATTTTCAAGAGAGTTTACAGAAATTCCCAGAGTATTTTCGGCCTGGCGCACCGCCTGAAAATATTTTCCGTCCAGGGGCAATGCTCTCTTCTGGTCATCGCGGGGCCACGGTTGAACCTTCTGGAAAAATTTTTCGTATATCCAATCCTTTCCGGCGGGATTCAACGACATGAATCCAAATTTCTTCGGTGCGCGCGGCAAACGGAGACGGGACACGAGGGCGTCCCACTGTTCCTTGGTAATTTCTTCCGCTTGGTCAACCCCCATCCAACCCCATGAACTTCCAATTCTGCGCGTGCCGGTGCCAGCGCCGGAACCGCCAGTTCCATCTTTGATGTGCGCAAATTCGACGACGGAATTATTCCGGAGAACTACGATGCCTTTGTTTTTGTTCCAGGATTTAATCCAGCTCGGGGGACATACCTCCTCCATAAAAAGAGGGATCAAACGACGTTCCGTATCCGCCCCGCGGAAACACAAAAACGCTCCGCGATTGCCCGGAATAGCGGCGGAAAGAATAAGGCCTTTGAGCACGAGTGCAAACGATTTACCGCTGGCAAAACCACCGCTTATCGCGCTGAAGCGCTCTGGCGCAAAAACGAAAGCTCTCTGAGACGGGAGAAGTTGTTTGGCCTTGACTTCAAGGCCTTCTTGAATCTCGTAGCGACGGAAGCTGGGGGCGGGATCTGACACGCACTTCTAGTATGTCATCTTCGTACGTCAGTTGTCTATGTAAATTAGAACTTCGCTTGGCGCAGGGCCCCAAACTGTGTTTTAGCTTGCCCGCCCTGCATTTGATAGCGAGAACCATCGAACGAGGCGTTCGGCGCAACGTTCGGAACGGAAGCCGCGGCGTTGTGCCACTTCTCGAAGTTCTGCGCCCTCTTTGCTTGGCCCGCGCGACGGATGCCGCTGAAGGGATTTGGAGGATTCTGCTGCGCGTCAAGGCCGGGCATTACGGGCGGTTGTAGTTTCAGCGGTTGCTGCTGATGTAAGAGTGATTCCGGGGATTTCATTTTGACCTCTTCACGCCCGAGAGACCGCCGAGGGGCTTCTGATACTCGGAGACGTCGATTCTCTTTTCGCCGGGACGTGTGCCGTAGGCGTCGCCAGTCGGAGGTGCTTGCAATTGGACGGCGGGCGCGGCGACGAGCGGTTGCTGTGGTGGCAGTAGCGGTTGCAACTGTGCGTTCCGGTTGTCGAGAACGCTGCCGGGACCGGCGCTTGGCGCGCCCTGCGGAGGGCCGGCGAGATATCGCGCCCGTAAGGCATCGATGATTGCGCTACCCGTCTTCCCCAGCTGATCCAGGATCCCCATCGGTGGTGTCGTC